GGTAAAGGATATAGCAGGTTTCATTGATATTGTAAGAGTTGTTACTCCGAGTTTAGTCGGATCGCCTATTTGAATTTTAGGGGCGTTAATATCCATTAATGAACCTGCATATATTCCGACTGCTCCAACCTTTAAAGCCCCTTCTACATAATTAATCGATAGTGCAGGGGCATTAATGCTAACTGCCGGCGAAACAAGACTAAAGAGTGTAGCAATATCATGAGATTCAAAACCCGATACCACATCAAATGTTGCAAGTGCAAAGCTTGTAGCTACTCCTGCAATTAAAAAATCCGTCGTATGAAAAGTAGCAGATGCCAAAGAACTAGTGCTGCCTACTGTTAAATCATGTGATATAAACAAGTCTTTGGTAGTAATCTTCTCCTTGTTATAGATATTATCGGAGTAAATAGTAGTAATATAAGCAGTATCGATTGTAGCGATTTTAGCTTCAAGCGTTACAGTAACAATATCCGTAGCATCGATATTAGTAACATAGAGCATGTTAATATCAATCATGCCGCCTTTTAAATAAGAAGCAAGCACACTTTCAAAGCTAGCGTTTCCTGCGTATATATATTCTATAGGACTTAAGCCCTCGCCTCTATTAGCAAGCTCTATAAAAGCTGCTTTTTCTCTATCAAACCCCGGATTAAAATTATTAGCCATTACTTTAGAACTTAATTTGGTGCAACGATTCTAAACGCTCTCTCTCGTTCATATTACTAACACTCTGACCGGCAAAATCAGGTAAAACAGGAGGTATATCATCACTTGTAAAGTTGATATTTTCTAAAATAACAGGAGAACTATTACCACTAGCTTCAGGGCCTTGCGGTGTTTCAATACCAAATGGGCGAGGATTTTGTACGGCTTTCGGGTCACCTTTTATTTGTGGTGGTCTATTCTGCTCGTTTGGTTCATCTACAAAAGGTCGTCCGACTATTGCCCCCGTCCAGACTAACTTATTACCCCGCCATTCATATTGCTTGACTAGATCAGACCTGCTAAAAGGAAACCCTGAATAATCGCAAGTTCCAATAGGTTCAATTACGTCCTTTCTAACGTAATCTCCCATTTGTGTATTTACAGGGATAACTTTTAAGCTAGTCACTATATACCTCCAGCTTAAGAGGTACTTCCGTCGTATTATTAATTACTGCCGGACTCAGCGTTTCCTGATATCTCATTTTTAAACCTTCTTCTTTTTCAGGGGCATATTGTGCTGCTAGCATGCTAGCAAGCCCATATATTAGAGGAGTATAAAAATATGCCGGAATATCTATGCCTTGCGTATAATTCTCTAGCGTTTCTATACTGCTTTGGCCGCTATACATTATTAAATTATACATTGGAGCAGCAGTCTGCCATATATACAGGGATGGAGTCCGCTGGTAATCAACATAGTAAATGGTAGGTCTGCCGATTTGCGATTTATTTGGATACGATAGATATTCATATCTGGATACCTCGCTCATGGTAGTATCTTGTATCCCATTGTTAAAATATACTTCCGAGATATCAAGAGTAGCTCCTCCTGTTTCCTGTATCTGATAATAGGGACACAAAGCTAAATTATCTTCCAGTAAAAACCACTGCGTAATACCTTTTTTATATAAGGTTTTAGGAATAGTCTTAGCATAATAAATTGTCTGATAATCTGCGCTTTGACCGGAAAATGTTAAGCTATACTCCCTATCTACATTTGATTGTACACCTAGAATTTTGATCACTTTGGGAGTAGAATAAGCATAACCTATTAATCCATCTACTTGGGTTTCTGTGCAGGCAGTATTAGGATTACCATCAAAAGCATAAGCCGCTACTCCTCCATAGCTTCCGTTATTAGGCACTCCACCAAAATTCTGTCTTACATTACTTCTTAGAAATACTTGAAATACTTTAGTAATGTTGCTCGGCAAAGGGTAGGATGCTTGCCCCGGAGTTAAGAAAACAGGATTTAGTTTTAATGTCCATAAGTTAACATTGGAGTTAGTCCAATCGCTTAAGATAAAATTGATAATATTAAGTGCTGAATTATATTGCTCGGCAGTTACCATGCTAAGAGGCATGCCGATTAACTCATAAGCCTTTCTGATAATCAGCTCTCCTTTTATGTTACTAAAGCTATAACTTCCACTAGTTGCCGGCATTTTATCTTCCTCTTTAACTTACAATTGTAGGAATTGAGCTTTTAGAGATGAATTAGTATCGTTTTTAGTAATTTTAATTAGTAAGTTCTGGGCTAAATTATTACTATTAATTAATACTGCTTGATCTGAAGGTTCCTTAAAAGAAATAAAGCTGCCGTTAGCATCACTTGTTAAATCATCATATTTGCCTAAGCCTAGATTATTTTTTAAGGATAGAAATATCTGATAACTAGGAGGATTAGTTTTGTTTGGTATTATATTTAGAGCATAATTTATAAACGCTACGTTTTGCTTAACAGTATTTAATAGAATCATTGGGAAATATCCAAGTGCTGCAACACTGACTTGAATATTAGAGACTGTAGTACCGGTTGGAATTATCTGCGTCACAGTATCAAAGCAGTTGACGCTTGTAACTGTTGCATTTGCATTTGGCCCTGTTAAGGTTTCACTAATAAAAACCCCATTCTGATAACCCGTAATAAGAAAATTAATAGCAGAAAGATCGGAAGCTGAATTAAACGTAATGTATGGAACAATACCAAAATCATCAACAAAGTTAACTGTTCTTGTAGTTTTGTTAACATAAGAACCATTTAACAGCAGCGGAATATTTGCAGTTGTAGTTTGAAAGAGTGATATTCCGTTCGCTGTGGTAGCAGGCCAATTATATTCATAAAATTGAGACATGATTATTCTTCCTTTTTGTCCATTCTTTGCAAGACTTCTCTATAACCGTCAATCTTTCCTTTAGATAAAATCAACAAGTGAGTCAGCTTTTTATTTTCTTCTTTATAAAGATTTATTTTTTCTAAAATGCCTGCTTGAAGCAGAACAAGCTTTTGATGTTCTTTTTCTGCTTCCTCAAGCAATCCTTGTAGTTCTTTCTTCATAAATTTAAGCCGTTGATCCTGTTGCACCGATTACACCGAGTGGCGTAAACATACCGAACGAATAACGACCTGATGCAAGCACTGACATGGTTTCAGTTACAGGATCGGTTGTTACATTTACTTTAAGCGGACGTCTTACGAAATGCTTACGAGTTCCCTTAACGTTAGTTAACCCAAACCAGTTGCTAGGATTTGTTAAGAAATGGCTTACTTCATAACCTTGCGGAATAGCCTTCATGTTGTAAATTGCATTTACATCGTTATTAGCCGTTCCTGTTCTAAATACAGATTCAAGTAACCTGCAACCTGAGAACATTAACTCTTGTGGAAGTAGTAATCTCTCAATTTGAGCATTAATTAGCAGTCCTGCCTGATCTTTCATTTTACCGGCTAGTATTACTGCCTGTTCAACGCCAACTTCGCTAAAATCAACATTAACATTAGCTCCGTTATATGCTCCGACTCGGTTAGAATAAACACCGCCGTCATAAGGTTGAGAAAAAGAGCAAAGAGGTTGTCCGTTAGCTTGGGTTGCGGCTACATTAAACGCCTGGTTAAAAGGATTCATGGCTACTACTTCTCTGGTTTGTTCATAAGAAGTAGTAAGCGATTTAGTACCGTTAAAGAACTGATCGGCATAAAGATCATCTTCCATGGCAATATTAGTAATCTGAAAACCGAGGGCAAATTCCCGGTGGACAAATTCATAAGTAAACCGCTCTGCCATGCTATCCATTTTAATAGGAGCACCTTGCGTTTTCTCAAGAGCATAGCCAGTGCCTCTAATATCAACCATCCTTTCGGTATGTTTGACAGAATTACCTTGTTCATAAATTTTGGTATATTCCCCCTTAAACCGCTCGTACTGAGACTTTACCTCATAAAGACCCGGCCAAAGCAGACTTGGAATATCACCGGTTGTTATAATAGACATAATTATTTACCTTTATTTTTAGTGTTAGTTTTCTTTACTGATCCTGCCTTAACAGGTGTTTTCTTCTTCTCTTTCGGTAGATATAATCCTTCCTTTAAAAGAGACGGTATATTGCCGCTTGTTATTATAGACATAATCTTATACTCCTATGACAGATCAGGACCAACTACACCGCTTGAGCCGTAAACATGCTTATTAAACTTAACTAGCAAGTTAATAAAAGGCATATCAACTCCCGGGACTAATCCTTTTGGATTTGCGTTACCTGTAATTACCGGATCAATGCCAATAATTTTTACATCCAAAATAGCGGTATTTGCGATGCTCGAGCCGTCGAGATAGTAAACAGAGTCGTATATATTACTACCGCTGCGGGGATTCTCACTCGAGGTGTTATCGGTAATCGTTTTTCCTGCTATATTTAGGTTGGCATTTAAGCCGTTTTGAATATCTTTATATATGGTCTTAGCAACGTCTGCTGCCTGTGATACTGATACTTGAACTCTAAATACCGCCATTGGATCGTCATTAACAAAGGCCGTAATTTTTGTATCTTTTTTAACTTGTCTGCTTGCCGGCCAGTAATCAGAATTTACTTGATAACCGGTTTGAGCATCAATAAATTGGCATCCCATAAATACACCGACAAAAGCTGCCGCATCTTGAGCAGCAAATACCGACTCCGTATCATCTGCAGTAATAGATACTTTTTGCGGTACTATAGTTCCTGCTTGTACTTTATAATCCGCGGTGCCGCTAGCTGGTGTCCCCTTATCTACCCACTTTACGGGATCACCCTTGAATATACTTTGAGCCTGAGTGATCAAGCCAGTAGCATCTGCATAAATAAAATATTGACCTAGTTTTTGTGTTCCGCCGTTTCCTATTTGAGACTGAACCACTTCCAAACCATAAGGTCTATTAATGCCGTTAGACATAATTTCCTCATATATTGTTAATTATTAAAAAACGTAAATATTTTGAATTTAAAAAAGATAAGCTAATACAAGCTTCGGTGACCTTTTAACGTCTAGTTATGACAGAAACCTTTTATAGTCTAGTTATGACTTTTTATATCTGTTAACTCTATTATAGCAAAAGAATTACGATGATTGCAAATCGCACTACTATTTTAGATTTAGCTTATATTATCTTCTAAGCCTTGAGAGAGTATCGCTTCAAGCTCTTCTTGTTCTATCCTGTCCATTATTTTTTGCCATTTCTCACGGTCAATAATGAATACACCGGTTTGATTTGCCCGTAATTGCGTTTTGATTGTCTCATTACCAAGTGCCAATCGAACTAATCTAATGAAAAGAAATTTCTTATTTTCCATTAAGAGAGCATTTAGTTTGTTTTCTATTTCTTCTTCAGAAATGAAATTTTTAAATAAATCTTCTATAAGTTTAATGGCAAATTTTAAAATTATTTTATGTTCATCTTTTTTGTCTAGGCTTACTTTAACGGAAAAAAATCCCTCAGGATTTAAAAACATTCCTATAACTGTATAATCATATATCTTTAATTCTTTATCTTCCATAACCCATTATTCCTATCAAAATTAAAATAACCTCTTTAACTACCAAATACTACCACAGATACGCCGTCGAGTACAGGAAGCAAATTACCAAGCGTATCGGTTGCAAAAACGATTACTTCAGTAGCTGATCTGGACCTAAAGAACACCTGAAACGGCGCTATTACTTCCGTTCCTCGTGCTAATGCCGTTAATACAACATAATTAGCATCAGGAAAAGGAGTAGCAAACGTTATAACATATGACCCTTGCGCTCCGCTAACCGATGCTATATTAAAGCTACTCTCTATCTGGATATTATTAGTTGGGGCATTATTATCGTAAAAAAAGGCATAAGCTTTAGCAGTAGCAGGATTTATAATCTTCCCCGGTACGCTCATATTACCGACATTGTCAATTTGAGTACTGTTTAAATTAATTACCCCATCATCTACAGTAGCCAGATTAATATCCTGATCACCGCTTGCGGTAGTAATAGTATTTACCGAGATCAAGAGATTACCGACGTTAATACTAGATAATCCTACTAGAGAATCGGCTAAATTGATAATTACATCGTTTGTTTGCCCGTCACCGCTTTGGACGTTTATATTGGTGCCGCCTCCTATCTTTCGAGTTAGAAAACTTAATGGAGTATTGCCTGTTATCACCAGAAATCCGTTCTGTACCTGAGTAGTTAGGTTGTTTAAATTATTTAAGGATTCGGACACGGCAAACTTCATGTTTCCTGAAGGCGGCGTAATAGTTGAGTTCGTAATATTTAATGCGTTGTTTTCTGATTCTGCCGAGAAAGTAATAATACCGCTTGTTCCTCCGCCGAATGGTATTACTCTCCACACCCCTGCGCTGCTAGCGGAATCAATTAAATATATTTGTCTAATTTCACCTGGAACAATAATCGTACCTATAGGGCTACCTGCATTATTTAAAATAGTAAAATCATAACTTCCGATATTATTAAATAATAAGCTAGTACCGGTTTCTACAGTATTGGCAGGTGGCAACGTAATTGTATAGGCATCGTTACTAGAGCTAACATCGTTAATATCGCTAACAATATCCCCTTCGGTGCGTGGATAAGGCCATGATAGTTTAATATCGCTATCTAGTATGATTTTAGAATAAGACATAATATCCTACATTGCCCTATCTGAAAACGGCATGACCGGATTATAGATATCCGTTTGTACTTTTTGCAAAGTATCACGCATTACTTTTATAGCCTTGTGTTCGTAATATTCCTGTTCCTTGATTCCATAACGCTCGTCTCTTGCAAGTAAGATAGTATCACCGGTAGTAATACTGTCATTTTCCGATCTTAAGTCTCCTCTATAAGTACGTTTGTTTTTAAGCCTATCAGGAGATACGATATACCACTTCTTTGCCAGTAACCTGTTAATACGTTCAGGGCTATTAAAGGCAAAGTAATATTCTTCCCCCGGTTGCATTATTTCGTCAATTAATGCTTTAAAAGGACACGTTGAATCAGTGAACATCAAATCAAAATTATCCTGTTCCAAATCATGTTCCCTGATATCTCTATCTACGGACTTAAACTCATTATTTTGGTCTTGTTTATACTTAATTGCCATTTTTTGACCTCATTTCCTTATTATGTTTATCTGTAAGCTCCCTATATCTCTCGTAAGACATACCGAAAGCAAGCGCTGCCTTTTTCTCTCTCTCGCTTAATTCCCTTGTTTTTGGATCAGGCACTCCCTCCATAGGAGTACGACTACGGACTGCTCCAAAATGTTTAGCAGGTACATGAGCAGGGGAAATATCCGGCGATTTTAAATTATCGATATACTCATCTATCATGCCGTAATAGCTACCAGAACCTATTAGATGTGCCTTATTGGTAGTCTGGTATTTTCTATCTAGTTTTGTAATAAATGATAGAACCTGACCTGCCAGCTTCTCATCATACTCAGGGGCGTTTCTATCTACTTCGGGATTACTTTCAAGCCAGCTATATAATCTATCTTCATATTCCCTAGCTCGAACCTGATTTAAATGCTCTTGTGAGTATTCTTCTTTAGGAAAAGTGGCAATTCTAGATGCCTCATTCAAGGCATGAGTCGCCTTTGAAATCTCAGCAGTAGCTCTGCTAACTCCAGCAGCATCCCCGCTCTCTAAAGCTAACTGCAACCTTGCCTGTGCCATTTCAAGTTCGCTCGTAACATTATTCTTATAATGAGTAGAGCCTGCATTTACAGCTTGATGGAGCAACTGCTCCATTTGCAGTTTTTCTTGTTGTAACTGCTCCAAGCGTTCGGCCATTGCGGCTTTTTCTGCTCGTTCTTTTCGCAGTTTAGCCCAGTATTTATTATCTTTTTCAGGCGTAGAGCTTTTAGCAGGTTTTTCTTCTTTTTCCTGAGCATCTACAGGAAGTTCGCTTTTATCGGCATTGCTATCTAGAGTTTGTGTAGCTTCTTCCGATTCCTTAATAGGAGCTTGTACTTCTTTATCCTCACCTTTCTCGTCCTTATTTTCGGCTATTTCTTTTAAAGGCGGAATAGCAGCGTTTAAGTCGCTTGTATTTTCAATATCTATTTTAAACATATTCTTACCTTGATACTTTTGATGGATTATCGACTAGCAGTTTGATTTTAAAATCCTCTACCATAATGATCGGCTCACCCTCATATTTTGACTGCAATGATGAACCACGGGGGAATATGACCCAGTCCCCCTCTTTTACATAAGGACCGCTTGGAAACTGATCGCCCTTGTAACTATCAGGACCAAGCTTTAATACCATGCCGACCATTGAGTTGTATTCGAGATCGTCTTTTACGGCGGTTTGCGGGATATACACTCCTCCTCTCGTTATTTCTTCCACAGGCGGTTTGTAAATAAGAATTAATACATTGATTCCGGTAACCGATACTTCCTTAAATCTCTCTATCATTGCTTCCTTATTAAAAGCTTCCAGATCAATTCCTTTGGTTTTAAAATCTTCCGGTTTGTAATTGATGTGAGTTTCTAACTCAAAGATTCTATCTTTACTTAAAGTAGAAGGGGTACTATCATACATATGATTTGCCTATTAATTAAAGGTTAAGTCGGTGAATTAATGAGGATATTTAGATTTCGAAGCCTTAAATATCCTCTAGTTGCAAAATATAAAAACGTCAATTAATCATGGTTATTTACCTCTGTTATATGTCTGTTAAACAGTTCAAGGGCTATATCAAGACCGGTAATTACCCCGACATGATACTTGTAACCCTCTAGCGTAGAAATTGCTAACGGATCACATAAAATGTTCTTGTACTTATCAATCTCGGATGTAATTTTTTCAATAACACCGGGAGTGAAGGACCTAGGTTTTATGATATTGTAATTAATCCCGATCATTTACCGCTCCTTCCCATATTTCTAGGCTTTACTGCTGCGCCGCTTTTTGTAGCAACGTCTTTTCTAACTTTAGCTGCTCCCCCAGCAGCATACTTATTGCAAGCTATGTCTTTTTCTCTGGTTCTTTCTTGCATTTGACGAATTGCAAGCTCTCTTTTTTGTCTATCCATAAATGATATCCTCTTGTGTTGGTGTTGATGAAATTTGCGACCGCAACGCTTCTACTTGCGCCTTTAACTCAGCTTCTTTCGCCTTGTACTCAAGCTTTAGTAATTCAAGCTCGGTCTTACTGTTTATTTCCTGTTCCTTGGTTAACGTATCTATTACTTTTTCTTTCTCGCTTAGCTCGAGCTTTAAAAGTTCAATTTGATATTTCTGCTCGGCAAGCTGTTGTTGTTCAGCTACTTTTAACTCGGCTAAATACTTCTCTTGTTCTAGTTTTGACTTATCAAATTCAATGTTCATTTGGGTCTTATAGCCGTCAGCTTCAATATTTAAATGAGCTAGCCGTTCTTTTGACTCTACTTCAAGGCGCCGCTGCTCTATATCGGCAATCTGAACTTGGAGAGCAGGGTCTATAGGTTGTTGTTCCTGCTGTTGCTCAGGCGGGATTTGAGGAAGTAGTATCTTATCAATATCGTTAATACCAAGAGCCTGATATACTTTTAAATATACCTCTCTCATGTTATGTAGTTCAGGATT